GGGAAGAGCAAGGATAAGGTTGAGCAGATACGTAGACTTGGAACGGGAAAGGAGCGTGATAGTGTTAAGAAGAGTTTACCATCACCTTTGTTCTCTGGCGTATTCAAGTCACGTAACGACAACAACATCATCTCATACACTGGTCTGATATGTTTGGATTTTGATCACTGCAAGATAGTTGAGAAAATGTCTGAACTGAAAAGAAACAAGTACGTGATAGCGTGTTGGGTTTCTCCGAGTGGAAACGGGGTTAAGGCATTGGTAGAGGTGTCACATCCGGAAAAACATCTTCAGCACTTCGATGCCATGCTTGAGGATTTCAAAGACCTTGATCCTACAGGTAGAAATCTGAGCCGTGTGTGTTTCGAGTCTTATGATCCAGATATGTACATTGCCCGTAAGTGGGAGGTGTATGACAGGATGATTGAGAAAGTGTATGATGCCGTTCCTGTCAAAGTAACAACCGAAAACAGCATCTACGAGAAACTCAAGAAGTGGATGATAAACAAGGGAGAAGGATTCTTTGAGGGTAATCGTAACAACTTCGTATTCAAACTTGCCTGTGGATGTCTTAGATTCGGTTTAACAAAAGACGAGATAAGAAATCCAATGATAGGAGATTTCTGTGGTGGTTCATTTACCGTAAAGGAGTTGGATATCATAATCAACTCGGTATACAGAAACTACGCATCAGATTTTGGTACTGCTGAGTTCACAGATGATGATAGACTCATACATACAGTTACAAGAGAAAGCATTGAGCAGCAACTTGAGTCGTTGGACGGACCTCTTGAGGATGTAATATACCTGAGTGACATCCTTCCTGATATGTTAAAGGACTTTCACTCTGGAAATCAGAAAGGAGAGACAACCCATTTCTCTGGAATTGACGAAAGATTTAGGTGGTGTAGGGGAGAGATAACAATTGTTGGAGGAATAGGAAACTTTGGTAAGTCCACGATGATGCTACAACTTATGCTTATGAAATCATTGATGGATGGTTATAAGTGGGCGGTATTCTCACCGGAACAATATCCACCTAAGTTCTTCTACAATCAGTTGATTCACGCTATGGTAGGAAAGTCACCGTACAAGCACCATCAGAATCAAATGTCTGAGGATGAGTATCGCCAGGCGGCAGAGAAACTGAACGACAAGTTCTACTTCATCTACCCTGAGAAGGAGATGCCGAGCCAAGAGTACATCAACCGAAAGTTTGTGGAGACAATGATCAAGCACAACATCGATGGATGTATGATAGACCCTTTCAATGCGATATACCGAGACAGAAGCACCCGAATGCGTGACGATCAATTTTTGGAAGATTTCTTCAGAGTTCAGAAGAAGTTTACTTTGGAGAATAATGTCTATATGGTAATCGTAGCGCACCCAAACAGTAACATACAGAAGGATGAGAGAACTGGAGACTACAAGACTCCAAGAGTTTACGACTTCGCAGGTGGCGCAATGTGGAACAACAAGGCAGACAACATCATTATGTTCCACCGACCATTCTACAACTCACAACCGCAAGACTCTACATCTCTTTTTATCTCTCAGAAGATTAAGAAGAAGGAACTTAACGGAACTACTGGAGACTGTGTGTTAACCTACGATGTGATGAAGGGCAGGTTCTATGACGATGGAGTAAATCCATTGGAGCGTGACAAGCACGAGTATGTTGTGAATAGCCGGGCAATGCGTCAAGCGAGGATGCATTATTCCATAGATGAAGACGTAGACGAAGTTCCATTTTAGAACTCAATTACATTACGACCTGATCAATTAATTTAGCAATATCAAAAAAGGAAAGATGAAGAAAAGTTGGATAGTTAGAATCGAAGACCGAACTCCTGAATGGTACGATTATCGAAAAAACGGTTTAGGAGCGTCATCTGCCGCCATCGTGTGTGGGTTGAGTCCATATAAGCCGACAAAGATGCAGCTTTTTTATGAAAAGGTAGGAACTATGGAGCCGGATAGAACAATGTCCGCACCTGCATTTCACGGAATACACCAAGAGGATTACGTTGCTAACATTTGGAAGTATTATGACGGAACAGAGGATGGGTATATGGAGAATTTTGAGAATAACAAGATAATACGTCAGGCACAGAATCTTGTTGGTTTCGTACAGAACCCCAAGTACCCACATCTGTACTGCAACCTGGACAGGGTTATCAAGAAGGGTTCACGAAAGCTGAACGATGACGGAACTCTATCTGATGAGATAACAACAACCCTATGTCCGTTGGAGATTAAGACGATGAACTCATTTGTCTACAAGAAATACGATGGCGTTCCTGATATGTACATCGTACAGGTTCATCAGCAGATGATGATAATGGAGTGTGACTATGCTGAGATAGCCATACTGATCGATGGAAGAGGATTCAAGGTCTTTCCAATAGAGCGTAACGAGGATATCGTAGACATGATAGCCGAAAGAACATACGAGTTTTGGAGTCGTGTTCTTCAGGGTAGACAGGCTCTTATTCAGGCTGAAATGGCTAAAGAGGATGATGACTTTGAAAAGTACCACGACTACATGGGGGTCATACAGCAACTTGAACCTGAACCTGACGATAACGAAAACTACTCAACGTTCCTGTCAGATACTCACACTGTAGAGCAGGAGATAATGATGGGGAATGATGATCTATTAGGTCAGGTACAACATCTTCAAACAGTAAAGGAAATGATCAAGCAACTTGAAAAGGAAAAACGAGAGCTTGAGAACAAAGTCAAGAATGAGTTCAGAAAAGAGTCCGTAGAGAAGATAGAGTTTCCTGGGCATGGATACATGAGGTACTATCAACGAGCCAACAACAACACCAAGATGTTGGATGTAAGAATCAATAAGCCAGACGAATTCGTCATAGGAGTTGAATTGGAAAATATTGATAGGAAAGTAGGTTATATCATTTAATTGTAATACTTTAGCACCATGGAAAAGTTAGTAAAGTTACAGGCAGAACTGAAGTCACCGAAGAATCAGCACAATAAATTCGGTGGATATAAATACAGAAACTGCGAGGATATCCTTGAGGCAGTGAAACCACTACTTGACAAGCACGGTCTCGTTCTTAACATAACAGACTCTCTTGGAGAACTTTGTGGAATACCCTACACTGAAGCCACTGCAAGCATATTTGATCCAAAGAAACCAGACATTGTAGTGACATCTAAAGCTCAGGCAGGTATTGATCCAAATCAAAAAGGAATGAGCCTTGGGCAATGCTTCGGTGCTTCTTCATCGTATGCTCGTAAGTATGCATTGAATGGGCTTCTGCTTATCGATGATAACAAGGATCCTGACGTAACAAATAATCACTCAAAGACAACGCCAAGAAAGACAACTACTGTTGAACAGAAAGCAGGTGATAAGAAGAAGGTTATAGCAGGAACAGCTGAGTATAATAAGCTTTTAGAGTGGATTCAAACACCAAAGGGTTCAATAGAGAAAGCACTTGAGATGTACGACATCGACAAGGCCACAGAAAACATAATCCGTAAATCAATTAATCAATAATAAGATGAGTTCAGTAAACAAAGTAATTCTTCTTGGGAACATCGGAAAAGACCCAGAAGTAAGAGAAACAAAGGCAGGTAATATTGTCAATCTTGTGATGGCTACGTCAGAGAAATACACTGATAAAAGCGGTCAGAAACAGGAAAACACAGAATGGCACAACCTTGTTGTGTTCGGTAAACTTGCAGATGTTGTTGCCAAGTACGTAAAGAAAGGTGACAAACTGTACGTTGAAGGGAGTATCACTACAAGGAAGTGGGAAGACAAGGAAGGAAACACCCGATACAACACGGAGATAAAGGTGCGCGACCTTACCATGCTTGGAGGTGGAGAAAAGAAGCCGCAGCCAGCAGGAGTAGCAGCTGGTGAAGATGATGGAGACTATCCATTACCATTCTAAAATGGCAACATTTTGATTCTACCTTTTTAAGTATTATCTTTACCAAATGGAAAAGAAATGCTTTAAATGCTATGTGACCAAACCTTTGTCTGAGTATTATAAACATTCTCAGATGAAGGATGGTCACTTAAATAAGTGCAAGGAATGCACAAAGAAAGATGTAGACAAAAGAGAAAAACAGCTCAGAAAAGACCCTGAATGGGTTGAAAAAGAGAAGGTCAGGGCAAGGGATAAGTATCGAAGATTAGGATACAAGGATAAACACAAAGCGACACCAAGTCAAAGGAAAAGGATAATTGAAAGACATAAAGAGCGTTACCCTGAAAAATACTCTGCTCATAAATCGGTTCAAAGAGTGAAGCCAGAGACAAAAGGAAACCATTTGCATCATTGGAGTTACAATGAAGAACATTACAAAGATGTGATTGAGTTAGACCCAAAAACACACGCTTTTCTTCACCGTTACATAAACTACGACCAAGAGCAAATGATGTACAGAGTGTCGGCTAATCTAAACGGCTGGGATTTTGGAGAGTTGTTAAATACAAGAGATAAGCACGAAAGGTTTTTAGGTTCGTGTATAAGGCAAAAAGAGATGTAAAATTCATCTGCTTCAAGCAAACAGTAAATGATGGTATTTTCTATAAACGGAAATGTAATGACAAGGTCACCCATAGTTTACAGCATCAGCCAAGATGCGTTGTTTGTTTGAAGGTGTTCGGCAGCGTGGCACTAAGAGGTACTTAGGTTGAGAACGTCCCGTTCGATTCGGGTCTGCATAACGAACATCCACTGTGGCAGGTGGCAGATGATAATTTAAGAAGCCCTGTCGTAATGATGGGGCTTTTTAGTATCTTTAAGTTAAGTATGGCATACACAAGGAAGATAAAACTGAAGATCACCGATGAGGTGTACGAGAAGATGCAATCTCGCAATCAGTTATGGACAAGAGAGGCTTTCGATCAGTCTGAGGAGCTTGCCGGGCAGTTCAAGAAGAACATCATCTATATGTGCGAAAAGAAAGGTGTAAAGATAAAGGATATGCTTTCATGGCTTAATGACATGGGGTTGAAGTTCAGAGGCAGAAGACTGTACGAATGGGGTGATGAACACGCAATTTACCCTACTCTCATAGAGATAACATTCTTCTCAAAATTCTTTGAGATAGACCCAGGTATAATGATAAGTAAAGACCTCAGGGAGGCTGATAGACTAAAGGGTATTTCTAAAAAGAGTGTCTAACATCCTCTCCACTTCAGAGGTCATCTTGATATCCATGTACGTTCCATCTGAGAACATTAAAGACGCTACTGATACGTTGTCTATATCCCTGACGTATGCCCTTGTTATGTCATCCACATGAAACCACCCGGTCGATTCCATGTATTTTGGCTTTGGTAGTGGTTGAGGATTTGGAAGATTAAGCTTGTCGTTCTCTTCCCTTACCCTTTCTATTTCCTCAATGTTTGTGCAGATGTATGTAGAAGCTCTCATGCATTCAAAGATACGAACTATCTTGAGATAATGTTCCTGCCGACCCTTATACCAACGTAGTGATCACCATTGAACCCATAGTCAATACCGTAGTACCCCTTCTTTACTGTACCCTGTACGCCAATACCCATAAGAGGAACGTACCTTGATCTGAAGTCAGAAAGTAGTCCTGCGTTTCCGTGTAGTCCGATTGCCCACTTTAATGGGGCTTTTTTTGGAGTATATGTGATCTTCAGGTTCTCAGACCTGTTCTGATAGTTCTGCCATGACACACCAATGTCAGTGGCCTCAAGAGATAGTGTAGTATCATACCTGGCAACCTCCGTAAGCCAAGCCTCAACGATGCTGACCGTGTCTACTAAAAACAACGTGTCTAAGCGGTCAACTACAATCTCTGATGTGATCGTGTCCCTAACAGTAACAAACTCCCTAGAAACGAATCTAACAGTATCTGTTCGCCATCTATCAACGTATTCGATGGTTGGAATAGGTTTTTCAATGATAGTGGTAATCGGCTTACCGCTTGAATCACCACAACCTTTCCACGCAACTATCACACCCAATAGAAACGCTATCAGGTACGGTAGGTACGTCTTCAATAGATGTTTTACTATGTCGTTGTTCAGTATCCAGTTCATCTTGCAGCGATTCTACTTTAATTCCCATTCCTATCACAAGTAGGCATAGACATAATATCGCAATGGATAGTATTCTAAATTCATAATCCTTCATTAGTAACTCCAAACAGTTGGTCTTAGAAAGTCTTTAGTGTCAGGCTCAATATTATCCAAGTGTATGAACCTACCTCCACCTTTCTGTTGTATCCCAATACCAGTGAAACCGACCTCAAAAGCAAGTCTAAGAATCTCATAGGCTTCTCCTCTATCTACACCTATATCAGCCGCTTGTCCTGTAGCGTGTGCGCCAGGATTGGACTTCTTGGCCTCTATTGGATGCGTCTTATCTCTGTATCCGGATGTGATACGCATAGGTTTACCGTATCTGTTTCTAAGTTCCTGTAACATGGACATGAACTCAGGCTTCATTTCATTCTTTCCCGTGTGCTTACAGGTAAATTCTTCTTTGCTGAAGTTAGGATAGTCATTCCAATTCATCTTTATCTTTCTTCTTTGGTTCTCTTCCTTTCCTTGAACACGTTCCTGTCATCAAACATCTCTTATCACATTCGACAGGGACAATTTCACAAAACACTTTTTTCGTACTTTGTTTCAATCCCAAGTTCAAGTCTTTTTTTATTATTCGCTTGATATGCTTCAAATTCTGTTTTAAATCTCCCTACATTATACGCCTTCCTATTGTGAGTTACTTGGGATCCGTATGTACCAGTCTGCTTGTCAAAATATACACCTATGTATTTTGAAATAGGATTTCACACCATGTTTTACTTTCTTTTGAACGCTTCTCCAATCTTTTCTATGAAGTGTTTCACATCGAACCTGTCATCCAATGCAACAATATTCTCAAGTATCGACTTCCCTTCAACTCCCATTAGGAACGAGTACGCTCCTGTAACTATCCATCCGAATACTTCCGTCTTTTCTCCCTTAACTTCAAAGCTATCAAGACCGTGAATAACTATAAGGAAGATTCCGTATTGAAGTGCCTTAACTACTGTTCGTCTTATTCCGTATGAGGTAACAACCTCTTTCTTTTTTACAGCTTTAGAAATACCAGTTACAAGGTCAAGCATTATGAATACCGTCAGCCATTTCAAGAACTCCCAATCAGCAAAAAGATACTTCTCTGTAAACGCAAATAACGGTGTGACCACAAACGTAAACGTCCAAACTTTTACATCAATGAAATTTGATGCGAACTTAAATAGGCAGTCTTTGAATACGCCCCAATCATCTATAGTGTGGTCATGTTTCATTATTCATTTATTACAGGTACTAATTCAGAGATTTCTTCAGTAGTCAAATCACGCGCGTAATCTGTACCAACATCCAACGCCCATTTACCGACATATTGACCTTGATAAACTTCTTCTTCCTCCCATAATTTTGTAGTCACTCCAGAAGGGTATCCCCTGTCTATGATAGCCTTTCGGTTACGTACATCAGCTTCTTCGTATGTTTCAAATAGCAGATACATTATACTGTTATGTTTACTTTGTCGTTTAATAACGCTTCTATTCCTGTCCGTTCTGAAGATGTGTCTTTCACCCATCCCCAAACTGTCATTCCTCCCCTCACCTTGAAGTCGAAATCACCACTACCTCCGATATTGATGTACAAGTTGAATTGCCCTGT